CAATGGTAGTTTGCAGATTCGACGCCCGCCGCAGAGCTGGTGCTATGTGGAGGAAGGCACATGAGCTACAATATTTCGTTCAAGGTAAAAGTCGAAGGGGTTGATGCCTACGTACCAGTTGGTACGTGCGGCGCAAATATAACGTGGAACGCCCGGGAAATTATAGAGAAGTCGACGGGGCTGGAATGGAAGAACTGCCAGAACAACGGGCTTTGCGTGGACGTAATTCCGAAAATCGAGGCTGGCTTGAGAAAGTTGGAGCAGAGCCCCGACAAATTCGAAGAATACGAAGCATCGAACGGATGGGGAACGGTAAAAGGGACAGCACAATTTTTCCGGAACATTCTCAACGATTGGAATGATTTCCAGCGATGGTATGAAGAGCTTGTTCCGGTTGCGACGTTTTGGATTGAATAGGAGGGGCTATGGAAAGACTGACGTTTGAAGGGAACTTCTGCGACATAGCGGTGTCTTGCCACAGGCGAATCCATTCGATTTTTGCAGTTACGGGGAGACAGAATGAGCGGGCTGCGGTTTGAGAGCATGGCGGACATGCCGCCGAGGATGCGGGAGCTGTATGCCAGGCAGCAGATCGACCTCTCAGGCGCTGCGGCGCCAGCTCCCCTTGCGAAGGGGAGCCAAGGGAAACCGAAATACGGAAGCCAGAAGGCAGAGCGCGGTACAATCCGCTTTGACAGCCAGAAGGAGGCGCGCCGGTATGACGAGCAGCCACAGTTTACGCTTCAGGAGAGCTATCTCACGGAGGGCGGAGAGCGCATCCGCGCGATCCGCTACACGGCGGACTTTTCTTACCGCTTCGGCGGGAAGCTGGTGGTGGAGGATGTCAAAAGCGGGCCGACGCGGACGAAGGAGTATCTGCGCAACCGGAAGATGATGCGATCCAAGTACGGGATCGATATACAGGAGGTGTGAGGCTTAGTGGGAACAAAGGATCCGTGCACGCTGCCGAAGGACATGCGCTGCTGTGCAGGTGGAATCGGATGCGCTTACGTGTGCCACGGATGCGGGTGGATGGCAGCAGAGCAGGAGCGGCGGCACGCGCTTCCGCTGGTGGAGGACGAGGACGGCCTGCGGCGCAGGCACGTTGGAAATGGAAATCAGCCGGAAGGAAAAGAAAATTGATGGACTTATGGCCTGCCGCGTTGCCATGAGACGGCAGGAAAGGAAACCGGCTTTGCATCCTGCGCACGGTCGTCTGCAAAAGGCCGTGCGCAGGACATCATAACAGTAAAGGAGCGGGAAAAATGACATTCCAGCGAAAAACCGCTGAGCGATTTTTGACGCCGACGGCGGTGAAAATCCGAATCACAAGCCCGGTGGAGCTGCTGCCGGAGCTGTGCCCGACGGTCGGGGCCGTATATGACGCAGAGCGGTGGCCGTCGTACACGTCGCCGGTCGGCGGCTATGTGATCGTAGTCGGCGGGAAGCGGATCAACATACGCAGAAACGAATGTATTGAGGTGTAGCGCTGCGCGCTGAACGCATGGCAGGAGGTATCCTGCCATGCTTTGAGCGACACAGAGAAACGTGGAGGGCTTGAGATGGTAAGACGGCATAAGCGCAGAATTTTTTCCGGGCACGTATGCGAGCAGATCGTTTACAGCGTGGCGGCAGGTGCGGAGCTGAAGACCAGCCGGCCAAGAAAGCCGCGCTTTGCGAACAAGGCAGAGCGCGCGGAATTCAATCGCAAGAACTCGGAGCGGAAGTTTGCGGCGCTCGTGAACGCAAACTTCGGGCCGACAAGCCTGTACTCCACGCTGACGCTGGCGGATGAATATGAGGTACATAGTGCGCAGGAGATGCGCAAAATCCGTGACAAGTACTACAGGAGGCTCAGCTACAGTTTTCCGGAGGCAAAGATCGTGATGGTCTACGGGCGCGGAAAATCGACGAGCCGATTTCACCTGCACATGATCACGGACGGCATTCCGGCCTCTGAGCTCGCGCGGCTCTGGGGCCTTGGCAGCGTGGCAGAGTCAAAGGCGCTGCGGAAGCACAACTATTATATGGATAAAAACGGAAACAAGGTGGACCACGGGCAGGACTACACGGCGCTGGCGAACTACCTGCACGGGCACTGGCGAGAGGAGTTTGGCGGACACCGCTGGAAGGCAAGCCGCAACTGCGTGAAGCCGGAGGCAGAGCCGGCGACGGAGGCTGTCCGGGACTACAGCACGGAGCGGCCGCCGGTCGCGCCGCGCGGCTATGTGCTGGTGGAGGCGCTTGCGACACAGTACGGCTTTCTATATTTTAAATATGTATTGGATCCCAAAAAAGAGAAAACAGAGCGGAGTGGGGGCCGCTTACATTACGCCTTGTAAATGTGTAGCGTTTTAGGACGAAGGGAGAGGGAGGCGAAAGAGGCACTTGCAAAGTGGGAAAAAACGTGGTAATCTGGTGGTGGAAGGTGATCGCGTGGTCTGCCCGGTATGCGGCAGACGCACGGCGATCAGGCTGCTGGAGTCGACGAGGCTCCGGGACTTCCCGCTGTTCTGCAAGAATTGCAGGCAGGTAACGATCGTGAATACTGAGCCAGAGCCTAAGAGCCAGAGCCGATGATCTGTCCGCTGTTGCGGAGGTCGTCGGCTGCTTGTGCATCCGAGGAAAAACTGGATATGCTAAAAGCCGGATCTCCGCGAAAGCGGGGGTCCGGCTTTTTTTGTTGTTTGATCCAGAGGCTGTGCCGGGCGCGAGCCCGAACGGCATAGGCCATGTTTTTACCTCCTACTGGGCGCGGAGACTGGGGACCTCCGCGTCTGGCAGAGCCTCTGGAAGAAAGGGGGCGAGGTGCCTGAACGAAAAGACTTACAAGAGCGAGCGGGAGCTTCGCTCGGCGGTAGACCGCTATTTTGCGGCGATCTGCTACAGGGAGCCGGTGACAAGGATGGTGCCGGTGCTGGAGGATCGGGAGTTTATCAAGAACGGGGAACGGATCGTGATGCAGTGTCCAGCGCTCGACAAATACGGACACACGCAGATGGCCGTAGAAACGGTGATGCGCGGCAAAAAGCCGCTGATGCGTGAGGTATGGACGCGGCCGCCGTGCCTGCCGGAGCTGCTGGCGGCGCTGGGCGTAGACGAAAAGAGATGGGCGCAGATGTGCGCATCGGAGGAGCTTGGCAAAGCGTGCGCGCGCGCAGGGGCGCGAATCGAGATCTACAACATTCAGCGGCTCGACAGCTCGAACGCGAACGGCGCGAAGTTCCACCTGGAACGGCGCTTCGGCTGGGACGAGGCGAAGGACGGCGGAACGGATGTTGCGTTTGAGCTGCCGGAGGGCGTGGCCGGATGGGAAAAGTGACGATCGATCTCACGCGCATCTCCGACAAGCAGCGCCGGTTTATGGAGGCACAGGCGCGGTATGTAGCATACGGCGGCGCGCGCGGCGGCGGCAAGAGCTGGGCCGTGCGGACAAAGGCAAAGCTGCTGGCGCTGAACTGGAAGAAGATCAAGATCCTGATCGTCCGGCGGACATACCCGGAGCTGCTGAACAACCACATCGAGCAGCTCTGCGCGGAGCTGGCGGGGCTGGCGAAATATTCGCAGGTGCGGAAAACGCTCACGTTCCGGAACGGCTCGACGATCCGCTTCGGCTACTGCGCAACGGACAGGGACATTTTGCAATATCAGGGCGCGGAGTACGACGTGGTATTTATCGACGAGGCCGCGCAGCTCAAGAAGGAATGGCTCGACGCCATCGACGCAACGGTGCGCGGCACGAACGGATTTCCGAAGCGCACCTACTACACGCTCAATCCGGGAGGGCAGAGCCACGGATACTTCAAGCGGCTATTCATCGATCGTCTGTTCGAGACGGACGAAAAACCGGAGAACTACACGTTCATCCAGGCGCTTGTCACCGACAACAAGGCGCTCATGGAGGCGCAGCCGGAATATTTGCAGACGCTGCAAAAGCTGCCGGGAAAGCTGCGGCAGGCATGGCTTGAGGGCAGATGGGACATCTACGAGGGGCAGTTCTTCGAGGATTTCATAAACAATCCGGACGGATACCGGACGCGGCAGAACACGCACGTGATCGAGCCGTTCACGCCGGATCCGGGCTGGACGATCTGCCGGAGCTACGACTTCGGCTACGGAAAACCGTTCTCCTGCGCGTGGTGGGCGGTGGATTACGACGGCGTGATCTATCGCATACTGGAGCTTTACGGCTGCACGGATGAGCCGAACACGGGAATCAAGTGGTCGCCGGACGAGCAGTTTGCACGGATCGCACAGATGGAGCGCGAGCACCCGTGGCTCGCTGGAAAGCAGATCCGCGGCGTCGCGGACCCTTCGATCTGGGACGCCTCGCGCGGTGAGAGCGTGGCGCAGACGGCGGCGAGATACCGCGTTTATTTCACGCCCGGCGACAACAAGCGCATACCGGGCTGGATGCAGTGCCACTACCGGCTCCAGTTCGATGAGAACGGATACCCGCGCATGTATGTATTCAGCACCTGCAAGGCGTTCATCCGGACGATCCCGCTGCTGGTGTACGATGCGCACAAGCCGGAGGACCTGGACACGAGCATGGAAGATCATTGCGCGGATGAGTGGCGGTATTTCTGCATGTCAAGGCCGATCAAGCCGATGATCGCGGCGCCGGCCAAGCCGCAGTGGATCGATCCGCTGAACATGATGGGAGGATGAGATATGCGATACCCGGAGCTTACCGCGCCGGCGCAGAGCGAGCTGGTGACGGACACCTTCGCGGGCTACAACCACAATCTGCGCATTGGGGACGGGGAGTTTTACGAGATGGAGAATCTCACATCCAGCTACTATCCCCTGCTGTCGCAACGCGAGCGGCGGGCGACCGTGATGAGCCTTGCAGGCGTGCAGGGGCTGCTTGCAAAGGATGCGCTGGCGTGGGTCAAGGACGGAATCCTGTACTACAACGGCCTATCCATGGAGCCAGCCATGTACGGTGTAACGCTGACGGCGGGAGAAAAGCAGATGGTTTCGATGGGCGCGTATATCTGCGTGTTCCCGGACGGGTGGTATTTCAACACCGAGGATGATACGGACAACGGCTTTATGGGCCGCGAGAACGCGGTGAACTGCCAGCAGACGGCGCTGACGATCAAGGTGTGCACGGTGGACGGACAGATCATCACGATCTCGCACCGGCAGCAGGCAATGCCGGAGAATCCGGCGAACGATGCGTACTGGCTCGACACGGGCAAGCACGAGCTCAAGCAGTGGAGCGCGGTGCAGAGCCAGTGGGTGAGCATCCCGACGGTGTACGTAAAACTGGAGGCAAACGGAATCGGGACGGGCTTTAAGAAGGCAGACGGCGTGCAGGTGAGCGGGCTACAAGGGCCGGAGCAGGTGAAGAAGCTGAACGGCTCGCACGTTTTGCAGGATGTCGGAGACAACCACATTGTGATCATTGGGATCGTAGACGAGGACGCAAGCCAGAGCACCGGCACGGTGAAGGCCGCGCGGCGCGTGCCGAAGATGGACTACGTCACCGAAAGCGGCAACCGGCTCTGGGGCTGCAGGTACGGCGTGTCGGATGGGAAAACCGTCAACGAGCTGTACTGCTGCAAGCTGGGCGACTTTAAGAACTGGGAGTGCTATCAAGGCGTGGCAACCGATTCCTGGCGCGCAAGCTGCGGCTCTGACGGGCGCTTCACGGGAGCGGCTACGCTGGCGGACAGCCCGATCTTCTTCAAGGAGGACTGCTTCCACCGCATTTACCCGAGCGCGCAGGGCGCGCACCGCGTCGTGGAGCAGAAGGCTCGCGGCGTCCAGCGCGGCAGCGAGCGAAGCCTCACGGTGATCGCGGACAGGCTCTATTACAAGGCGCGAGACGGCGTATGCGTGTATGACGGCTCGCTCCCCTATCTGATATCCGATGCCTTCGGGACGGAGCTGTACCGCGGGGCTGCCGCAGGCGGCGCGCGCGGGAAGTATTACATCTCGATGCAAAATGCGCAGGACGTATGGGAGCTATTTGTCTACGACACGCTCAAGGGACTGTGGCACCGGGAGGATGTGCTGCATATCACGCAGTTCGCGGCGCTGGACGACGAGCTTTACATGCTGCGAGACGATGGGACGCTCATGACGGCATACGGAAGCGGCGGAACGCTTGAGGACGCCGTGACATGGAGCGCGACGAGCGGGATCATGACCTGCGGTCTGACGGGGAAAAAGTACATTTCGCGGCTGAATCTCCGGATGCAGCTTCCGGTCGGAAGCCGCTGCGACTTCTGGATCGAGTACGACTCCGGCGGGCAGTGGGTGCACGCCGGGCACATGGAGGGCTGGGGAATCCGGACGTTCCTGCTTCCGATCCGGCCGCAGAGATGCGATCATCTGCGGTTCCGGATGACGGGGACGGGGCCGGTAAAGCTGTTCAGCCTCAGCCGCATCCTGGAAAGCGGCAGCGACGCATAAGGAGGGAAAGATGGAAAAAGACACGGGCATGACGCACATCACGGATGTGCTCGGCGCCGACGGAGCGGGCGAGGCCATGCAGCCTGTCGGCGTGGCACAGATCCGCACGGCGATGGAGACGCTCGAACAGTACAAGGCGAAGAAGGACGCGCTGGAGCAGCGCGTGATCGCATCGGAGCAGTGGTGGAAGATGCAGCACTGGCAGAGAATGGACCCGAGTGGGAATCCATACGACCCGCAGTGGCGGTCGGCATGGCTGTTCAACGTGATCATGGGAAAGCACGCCGACGCGGTCGCGGCCTTCCCGGAGCCTGCGATCCGGCCGAGAGAGCCGGACGACCGCGCGGAGGCCGGCATGCTGACATCCATTGTGCCGGTGATCCTCGAACAGAACGACTTCGAGGAGGTGTACTCCGATTCGTGCTGGACAAAGATGAAGCAGGGCACGCTGATCTGGGGCGTATTCTGGGATGCCGGGAAGCTGAACGGGCTGGGTGACGTCTCCGTAAAGGAGATCGACATCCTGAATCTGTTCTGGGAGCCCGGCGTGACGGACATCCAAAAGAGCCGGAATCTGTTTTACACAGAGCTGGTAGACAACGACATCATCCGTCAGCGATACCCGCAGGTCGGAGACAGTCTGCGGGGCGGAAGCAGCGTGATCGCGAAGTACAAGACGGACGATCAGGTGGACACGTCGAACAAGTCGCTCGTGGTGGACTGGTACTACAAGAAGATCGTAAACGGGAAAAGCGTGCTGCACTTCTGCAAGTTCGTGGGTGAGACGGTGCTGTCGGCGACGGAGAACGACCCGAACATGCAGGCAGGGCTTTACGACGACGGAGACTATCCCTTTGTGATCGATGCGCTGTTCCCGGTGAAGGGATCGGTTGCCGGATACGGCTACATCGACATCGGAAAAAGCGCACAGGCGCAGATCGACCTGCTCAATCAGGCGATCATAAAAAACTCGGTGATGGCGTCCACGCCGCGCTGGTTCGTGCGGAACGACGGCAGTATCAACGAGAAGGAATACGCAGACTGGCGGAAGCCTTTTGTCCACACGGACGGAAATCTCGGGCAGGACTCCGTGCTGCCGATCACGATCACGCCGCTTTCGGGGAACTACATCAACGTCATCCAGAACAAGATCGAGGAGCTCAAGTGGACGACCGGCAACACGGACGTGAACAACGGCTCGGTATCCTCCGGTGTGACGGCGGCCAGCGCGATTGCCGCCTTGCAGGAGGCGTCCGGGCGGAGCTCCAAGGACGCGACGCGCTCGGCGTACCGCGCATACGCGCGGCTCATCCGCATGGTGATCGAGCGCATCCGGCAGTTTTACGATCTGCCGCGCAAGTTCCGCATCCGCGGGCAGCTCGGGACGGAGGAATACGTTACGTACTCCAACCAGAATCTCAAGCAGCAGGAAATGCTCGGGCTCGGCGGCGACGCCGTGTGGCGCAAGCCGGTTTTCGACATTGAGGTCTCGGCGCAGAAGTCCTCGGAGTACACGAGGCTCAGCCAGAACGAGCTGGCGCTACAGTTCTATCAGCTCGGATTCTTCGATCTGGCGCGGACGGATCAGGCGCTGGCGACGCTCGACATGATGGACTTTGACGGCAAGGACGAGATCAGCCAGAAGATCGCGCAGAACGGGACGCTCCAGCAGGAGCTGGCAAAGTGGCAGGAGATGGCGCTGGAGCTCGCGGAGCGGTACGACCCGGCCATGGCGGACGGGCTGGCACAGAAGATCATGGGAGCGGGCGGCGCGGCGCAGCCGGTGGCAGGAGGAAGCGCGGCAGTGGGAATGCCGAACGCAGAGGCTGAGGCAAAGATCGTGACGAACGCGCGCGAGCAGGCACAAAAGAGCACGCAGCCGGAGTAGCCGGCGAGAAAACGTATCGACCGCGCAAAGCGCGACGAGATAAATTCACGGGATCGCCCACCGACGGGCAGAAAGGAGCGCTATGCTTCACAGATTTACATTCCAGTTTTTCGCCGCCGATGATGGCGGCACGGGCAGTATTGCGGCACCCGCCCAGCCGAACATGAGCAGCAATCCGGCGCAGGCCGGAGCCGCCGGCCAGCAGGGCACATCCGGAGTGCCCGCGGGCGGCCAGACCGCACCCGTCGCTCAGGTGCAGCAGGAAGAAAGCTTTGAGGATCTGATCAAGGGCAGGTACAAGGCAGACTACGAGCGCAGCGTAAAGGCTGCCGTCTCGGAGCGGCTCAAGGGCACCAAGCGCACAATCAGCCGCTTCTCCCCCATTCTCGATGTGCTCGGCCAGCAGTACGGCATCGACGTCTCCGATCCGGAAAAGATCGACTATGACGCGCTGACCAGAATGCTGACCGACGACAAGCGGCTCTATGAGCAGGAGGCTCTGGAGAAGGGCATCCCGCTGGAGACCCTGATGCACATGAAGCAGGTGGAGCGGCAGAACGCGGCGCTCCAGCGTGAGAACGCGGCAGCGCAGGGCGAGATGCAGCGGCGGGCGGAGTTTGACCGCATCGTCGGAGAGTTCGCGGAGGTACAGGCGCTGTACCCCGGCGCAGATCTGGCGGTAGAGCTGGCAAACCCGAGCTTCGGAAGGCTCGTGTCAAACGGCGTTCCGGCGCGCACGGCTTATGAAGTCCTGCACCAGCAGGAGATCAATGCCGCGCGGACGCGCATGGTCGCACAGGCGGCGCAGCAGCAGGCGGTGGCCGGGATCCAAGCAAACGGCATGCGCCCGCAGGAGGGCGCGGCAAACGCAGGTGCCGGTGTGCCCGTACAGTTCGATCCTCGGAAGCTCACAAAACAGCAGCGCGAGGAAATTCGCGCAAGGGTGAGACGGGGCGAAAACATCGTTTTATAAGCCCCGGGAAGGGAGTATAAATGTCACTTTTCGGCAAAACATTTCAGGTATTTTTCGCGCCGCCGGACGCAGGTACTCTCGTCAATGCGACCGATACCTACGTAAACGCATACACGGGAGACAAGACGGCGTTCTCGGCGCCGAACGATCTCTCGTCGACGATGAAGACCTACTACGACACGGAGCTGCTGGAGAACGCGCGGCCGAATCTGATCCACGCGCAGTTCGCCCGAAAGCAGCCGCTGCCGAAGGGCCGCGGCAAGAGTGTCGAGTGGCGCAAGTGGAACACGCTGGCGGATGCGCCGGCGCTGCAGGAGGGCGTGATCCCGACGGGACAGAAGTTCGGCCAGTCGAGCATGACGAGCGCCATCGTGCAGCACGGCACCTACGTCACGGTGTCCGACCAGCTGGAGCTGCACGCGATCGACAACGTGATCATCGGCGCGACCGAGGAGCTGGGCGCGTCGGCGGGCACCACGCAGGACAAGCTCGTCCGCGACACGCTGGCTGCGGGCAAGAACGTGCAGTACTGCGACAAGGTCAGCGCCGCAGGCGAGCACACGAAGGTGGAGAGCCGCGCGGCGATGGACAAGACCTCCCGTCTGACGCCGACGGAGGTAAACAAGGCGGTGACGACGCTCAAGAAGCAGAAGGCACCGAAGATCGACGGCAAGTACGTTGCCATCATCCACCCGTCCGTGACGTTTGACATCCGCGAGAACAAGGACTGGATCGAGGCGCACAAGTACGCGGACGTGCGGCCGCTGTTCGACGGCGAGATCGGCGAGCTGCACGGCGTGCGCTTTGTCGAGACCACTGAGGCGAAGGTATGGTGCGACAGCACCTGCCCGACGAAGACCGGCGGCAACCTCTGCGTGTACTCCACGCTGTTCCTCGGCAAGGACGCATTCGGCATGATCGACCCGGAGGGCGGCGGCCTTGAAATGATCATCAAGAGCAAGGAGCAGGCCGGCGGCCCGCTGAACCAGTTCTCGACGATCGGCTATAAGTTCTCGACCGCGACGAAGATCCTGTACCCGGAGCGCATGGTGCGCGTGGAAAGCACTTCGGAATATTCCGAAACCGATGAAAAGAACTAAGGAGGGGCAAGCATGGCAGAGGTAAAAGAGCCGAAGGAAGAAGTTAAGGCGCCGAAGGCAGCGGCGACGAAGACCGTGTTTTTGCAGCGTGCCTCCGAGACGGAGCAGCAGTTTGAATTTGTCTGCATCAACGGCAAGGCATATCAGGTGCCGCGCGGAAAGCCCGTGGAGGTGCCGCTGGCGGTGGCCGAGGTGCTGGAGCACGCGCAGATGCAGGAGGCAGAGCTTTTCGAGCGCGTGAGCGCGATGCAGAAGCAGTGATACGGAGGGGCGCGCAAGCGCCCCTTTTTCAGAAAAAAAGGAGGCGGCGCGCATGACAATCCGAGAGGCGATCGAGGCCGTAGACCGGCTCACGCCGAATCAGTATGAGAACATCGACAAGGTCCGCTGGCTGAGCGAGCTGGACGGCGTCGTTTATTTAGAAATCGAAAAAACACACGCGAGCGGGAATCCTGTGTGCGAGCCGTGGGTGCGGACGCGCGATCCGTTTGACCGGGAATGGTGCGGATGCACGCAGCCGGTGCAGGAAGAACAAACGTTCGCAGGATACCCGGAGGCAGTCGATCTGGACACAGTGCTGCGCGTGCCGTGGCCGTATGACGAAATCTACCGCTGGTATCTGGAGATGAAGATCGCGGATGCAAACGGCGAGATGACACGCTACAACAACGCCATGGCAAAGTACAACGCATACTACACGGCGTATCAGGATTTTTACAACCGCACGAACATGCCGCGCATGTTTGCACCGTACATCAGGCTCTGAGGTGGCAGCATGGGCAGTCTGACATTACAATACCCGCCGATGAGCGGCGGGGACGCCGCGCAGCAGCTCGACGGCCTGCGGCGGTATCTGATGCAGATGACCGACACGCTCAACGGGGCAGACTGGTCGGCGGGCGCGGTGCTGACGGAGATCTCGCAGGCGATCGACGCAGAAAGCCTTGCAGAGCAGGAGCGGCAGACGGAGCTTGCCGGGTACGCGGCGCTCAAGACGCTGATCATCAAGACGGCGGACTTCGCGGCCGAGAACTCCGAGGCGTTCCGGCTCAAGCTGAGCGGAAACTATGTGGCGGTGTCCGACTTCGGGAAGTACTGGCAGGAGGCCAGCATGACCATTGACGGCAACGAGTTCGGCATCCGGCAGCTCTACGAATACGCGGCGGGCGTGAACAATGCGTTCACGGTGAACTCGAAGCAGTATGTAAAAACGGGGCTTTTGTACTACGACGGCGTGAAGCCCGTGTACGGCGTGGGCGTCGGCAACATTGAGACAACGGTCGCGAACAAGAACGAAGTGATCGACAAGTCGCGCAATGAGCTTGTGACCGTGACGCCGGGGCGCGTGAGCTTCTGGCAGGACGGGAGCGAGGTTGCCTATTTGTCGGAAAAGAAACTCCACTTCCCTGCCGGCACGCTGGAGGCATACAACGCGACGCTGACGGGCCAGATCACGGCGGCGGCCGGATCGAGATTCGGGCCGTGGAGCATCTCCGAGAGCAGCATATACCGCACCGACAACACATGGGGCGGCGCGGGGCTGTATTTCGGGATGAGCGGGCTTTCCATCAAGTCCGCCTTCAAGGTGGACGCGGACGGGAAACTGACCGCGACAGGCGCGGACATCAGCGGAACGGTCAAGGCAAACGATCTGCTGCTCGGAAGTGCTGCCAGCGGCTATTCCAGCATCAAGACGCAGCTGCAGTCGCTGGTGGACGATGTGGCGGAGCTCTCCGCGCTGGCGGCGGCGGTAAGCGTAGACAAGTACGGATCGCTCACGTCGCTCGATCTCAACATCGGAAACCGCGGGTATATCAGCATCACGGGCGCATCGACGGCATACACGGCGATGGAGCTTTTCAGCTACGGCGCGGTGCGTATCCTGGCGGACAGCGGCGCGGTGTATCTGGCGCTGAGCGACAACAGCGCATACATCCAGATCGCGGCAAGCGGCGCGATCAGCATCAAGGGGACGAGCCTGAAATTCAACGGCGCGGAAATCGGCACTGCGGGAAACGTGACGCAGACCACGAAGGAGGAAGCATGATGGTAAAAGAGGTAAAGACGCTGCGGAGGAAGGTCGCCGAGGCGCTGAATGAATCAAAGCTGCCGCCGATCGTGGCGCAGCTGGTGCTCGACAGCGTCCGGACGGAGCTGGAGCGCATCGTGCAGATGCAGGAGGCGGCGGAGGCGGTGACGCCGCCGGAGAAGAAGGAGGCGGAGGAAGATGGCGCTTTACAGGGTAAATGAGAACGGCAAGGCCCCTGCCGGGCTTGGCGTGGGCGACGAGGTCGTGACAGCGGGCGGCACGTACCGCATTGACAGCGTCGGCCCGGACGGGCAGTACAAATCGACGCTCGTGAACCGAAATCAGACCACGCAGAGCTATCAGGGCGGCTATGCGAGCCGGAACACGCTGCCGGGATATTCGGATTACACGGCGGGCAGGCTCGGAACGCTCGAACGGGGCTACTCCCCTTCCGGCGCGGTGTCGCAGGCAAAGGCGTATTTGCAGCAGGTGCAGAGCCGGAGGCCGGGGGCATATCAGTCGCGCTGGGACGCGGAGCTGGATAAGCTCTACGACCAGATCACAAACCGGAAGCCGTTCCAGTACGACCTCAATCAGGATGCGCTCTATCAGCAGTACAAGGAGCAGTATCAGAGGCTCGGCCGGCAGGCCATGGAGGACACGATGGGGCAGGCGGCGAGCCTGACGGGCGGCTACGGCTCGACCTACTCGGAGCAAGTCGGGCAGCAGGCGTACAATGCGTACCTCCAGAGCCTCAACGACATTGTGCCGGATCTCTACGACCGGGCGTATGGCCGGTATCGCGACGAGGGACAGGACCTTTACAACCGGTACGGGCTGGTCGAGGGGCGCGAGAACATGGACTACAGCAGGTACCGCGACACGGTATCGGACTACTACAGCGACCTTGCGGACGCGCGGAGCGCCTACGACTCGGAGTGGAGCCGGGACTACACGCAGTACTCCGATCAGCTGAGCTACTGGGCGCAGAAGGCCGCGCGGGAGCAGGCATACTGGCAGTCACAGCAGGCGAAGGCCTCCGGAGGCGGTGGCGGCGGTGGCGGCGGAAGCAAGGCCGGCACCGAAAACGGCAAGGGATACATCGACAACACCTACAACAGAGGCGGCGGTGGCGGCGCGACCGCGAAGACATACGATCAGCTCAAACGAGGCATCAAGGAGTGGATCGCGGCAGGTGCGATGGACAAAGCCTTCGCGCTGTTCTACGAAATGTCGGCAAAACTCGACACAGGATCTGCAATAGGAAAAAAGCAGTACAACGAGCTCGCGACGCTCCTGAACAAATATGGATATGGAATACCGCTTGCGTGAGGTTTAGGATATGGCAAAGAAAAGACAGACGGGACAAGACTTGCTTGACCAGTATTTGCAGGACAGCGGATATGCCGCGATGAAAAACAACGCGGATATAGAGCGCCCGCAGGAACACACACAAAGCGTTGGAAGGAATACAAGCAAAAACGGGCAGGCACTGCTGGATGAGTACCTGCAAAACGGCGGCGGCCGGAACGTAAAAAACAGGGAGTTCAATCCGAACTACCGAACCATGACGCGGGCTATGGAGCAGGAGGCGTATGAGCGATACAAGCGCGCGGCGGAAGCCCAGGAACGCTACAGCCGCGCGGCGGAAGCCCAGGAACGCTACAGCCGCGCGGCGGATGCCATGGGCAACAGCCCGGTCGGCGGGTATCTGATGGCGATGCAGCAGAGGCAGCCGCAGGGCCGCGCCGCGAAAACAATCGACCATGATCAGCAGAGCGGGTACCGGCGGACACGTGAGGTCAAGTCGGCACAGGTGCAGCCTACGATCGACCATGACCAGCAGAGCGGGTATCTGCGGACGATGCAGCTCAAGGGAACCCCGGAATATCTGGAGCAGCCGGAAGACCAGGCGTGGGAGACGGTGCGGCAGGATCAGGCGCGCGGCGGGAAGCGGACGCAGTATGAGCTGCAGCGGCAGATCGAGCAGCTTGAAAGGGCGCGGGATTATGTGCTTTCGATGCAGGCTGGTGACCCGGAGGGGCTTCCGGAGCTGCGCGGGGCATACGAGGCGGTGAACGCAGGGCGCACAAAGCCGATGACGCTGACGGAGATGGACGAGGCGCTGCGGGAAATGAAGGTCAGAAAGCAGAACGCCGCGACGCTGGCGAACGAGGCCATGACCGCGCAGGAGCTTGAACGGAAAAAGGATGCGATCTATGCACTGGCCTTTTATCCGGAGGAATGGACGCCGGAGCAGAAGCAGGCGGCGAGAGGCATTCTCGAAACGCAGCGCGGCGGAAGCGGAATTTTCGGCGGCATGGGCCGCGCACCATACGCCTTCGCGCCGTACATCGAGGCGGTGCGGAGCGGAGACATGGACCGCGCGGACGAGTGGGATCAGATCTACAACATGCTCTACTCGCGCCTCTTTGAGAAAACAACGGCGGTCACCGAGGGCTTCGCGGAGGGACTTGGGCTGCGGTCGGCAGAGAAGGTCATCGGAGCGGCAACGGGCGCGGAGAATCCGGCGTGGGAGGCATACATGCGCTCGGTGCAGGTGGCAAAGGCGCAGAATCCGGCGCTGAGCGCGGGCGGACAGATTGCAGGATCGCTTGCGCTGATGGGAGGCATCAGCAAGGGCGTCGGCGCGGCAAGCGGTGCACTGATCGGAAAGAAGGCGGCACAGCTCGGGACGCTCGGCAGGACGGCGCTTTCGATGGGGCAGTCGGCGCTGACATTCGCGGCGAGAGAGGCCATTCAGGGAGCAGGCGCGGCGGCGACCGGAGAGAAGACCGGCGGCGCATACGCGCAGGACATCCTCGCAAGCGGCGCGGGCGGCGCGGCCGGTGCGCTCGTATCCGGGCTTATCTCCACGAACATGGCAGACTGGCTGAGAAGAACAGGAAACAGCAATCTGTTCTGGGAGTTCGTGCGGCAGAGCGCGAGCGCATACGCCTTTTCCGGCACGAGCGTTGCAACAAGCGCGATGCTCGGGAGCGAGAAAAAGAGCGCGAACGAGATCGCGACGGAGCTTGGAACGGCATTCCTGTTCTCGCTCGTCAGCGGATACATGAACACGATGCGCGAAACCAAGATGGCGAGCGCAGCCGTGGAGCAGAAGTACGAGACGATCTCGCAGCAGCTGGACGCAATCGGCAAGCACCTTGACGGCGGAAGGAAATTCAGAACGGAGGAGGAATTCACACAGGCCGTCGAGGATCTGCGCAGGACGGTGCAGGGCCTCAAGGCGGATGTGCAGGGAACATACTACGCAGGCCAGCAGGACTTCGTCGATCAGATGGTGGCGGCGCTCGACCGCATCGACTACAACCTGCTTTCGATGCTCCCGGGAGCGGATGCCGGAACGGCAGCAGCTTCGGCGGCCTCGACGGCGGCAGCCGGGACAGGCGGCGTGGCTGCGGCAGAAGCACAGAAGCTGATGCAGGAGGCGTCTGCGGCGCTGGCAGAGGGCACACAGGGCGTGCCGCCCGCACCGGTACAGCCGGGGGATGCAGGCGGGAAAGGCGCGGCAGCGGCGGCACAGGCGCTCACAGAGGGCATGACGCCGGAGCAGACGCAGAAAAGGATCCAGGACGCCTTTGGAACGACGGCAGCAGAGCAGGCGGTACAGGTGCCGCCTGCACAGCCGACAATACCCGTGCCGCCGGATGTGGCGGCGGAGGCCGAAGCTGCACAGCGGGAGACGAACTTTCAAGCTTACAGCAGGTATGCAGAGGAGCGGGATCGACTTGAGCAGACGAGAAGAGGTTTAGAAGCTGAAAGGAGCACGGTGCAGTATGGACAGCAGGAAGCTGGTAGCCGTAACGGCGAAGGACGGACAGAAAGCGTATATCCCGGAGGACAGAGTCGAGGCATGGGCGAAGGCTCAGAAATCGAACGCACCCTTGAGCGACAAGGAGAAGCAGTTCGCCTCCGAAATCGTGCAAAGGATCTTGGCGCAGAAAACATCAGCCCGGCAGAAGCGGGGCTGAAAGGCGGCGACACGACCAAGTCACTGCTGAAGGTGCCGGAAGCGGCGTATGGCGCGCATGAAAAAGCGCTCCAGAAGGCCGTGGAGGCCCGTGGAGCGTCGCTTAATATCGTAATGGGAAGAATCCGGCTTGCAAACGGAACGGCCGTGGATGAGTTCATCGACACCGAGACGCGGCAGGTGACGGTGCGCGCGGACTGCACGAAGTGGGCAATGGACAATCTGATAGACCATGCCCTCTTTCATGGACTGAGCACGGAGCAGCGGAACGCCACCGCGCAGGCCGTGGCTGACCGCTTCAGCGAGTCGGAGCTGATGGCGATCGCCGGGCAGTACGTCAAGAGAATGCGAGGCGTATACGAAGGCATGAGCGAGAAAGAACTGCTCAACACCGCGATGGAGGAAGTTCTGGCAGACGCTGCCGGAAGAATGCTCCGTTATACGGACGCGGACGCGACGAAGTTCACAGAGACGGTGCGCGGGATCATTGGCGATGGTGTTACGATCACGGAGGCCAAGACGGAACCGACGAATCAGCGGTATTCCATCAGTGACACATTGGCCGAGGATCTTCAGCAGGTCATTGACGGCACATATGAGGCCGACAAAGGCGAGGTCTACATCGGGGAGACATCGAACTTCCTGACAGACGTGATCGGCGCGGATGCGCTGCACGTCACAATGCCAGCAAACAAAGCATATTCCGCGATGGCGACCGAGGAACAGGCAAGGAAAGACGGTCGGTACAAGCAGAACGTTAATTATCACGGACTCGGCGCTGACGGGCTCCGGCGAGTGCTGAATGCATCGGAAAACCCCGTTGCCGCATTTGCTGACACCTCTGGGAAAAGCGGGAAACGTGCCAGCAATATTGTTCTGGTCACTGGAGAGGCTGGGAAAGGCGGCCCGATTGTCGTCATTGAGACGCTTAATACAAAGGGCACACTGAACGGGAAGCGCATCGACGCGAACAAGGTAATCACCAGCTATGACCGTGCAGCTCTGATCAGTGACCTTGAGGCAGCGGCATCGGACGGGCGGCTCCTGTATCTTGATAAAAAAAGAAGCCAAGCCGCGCTCGCTGGGGTACCAGCGGCCAATTCGCTGGCAGCCATACAAGGCGGTGACTTCACTACCAATATACGCAACTTCATAGCTGGTGTCAAGTGGGAAAAATCGGGTGCAGCCAGCTACACTTCAGCCAAACCTGATGGCGAAACTAGCTTTTCGAGAGCGTACAAGGCCGCGCAGCAGAAGCAGCGCTACTCCCCTGCTGACACGGAGACAGAAACGAGCGCCGAGGATGCGAAGAAAACCGCGGCGGAGGGCACGCCGATCTTCAATTTTGACACGAAATACGACTTTGCATACGGCGCAGACCCGAATCCGTTCTATCGGTTGATCGGCATCACGCCGCCGGGGCTGCGGATCGGGATCGAGGCGCAGGCCACCCGCGCGGCGGACAAGATCGAAAACGGTCAGGCATACGCAAAGGCCCTGCTGGATTTCGCGACAAAGCCGGACCGCTCGACGAAGACGCTGACGCTGAATTTCCCGAATGCGGACGGTACATACCGATCGGAGAATGTGCAGAACACGAAGATCATGCAGGACATCTACAAGTATTACGCGGAGGCCGTGCCGGAGGAAAATCGGCACTCGGAGGCGGAATTCTGGATGTGGCGGCGCAGGATCGCGGAGGGAAGCGTTTCGTCCCGCATCGAGACCATGAGCGCTGAAGCAAAGGCGCAGGCATGGCAGGAAAGCGCAAGGGCTGATTTCAAGAGCACCGGGGCGCTGGAGAAGATGGGTGTGAAGGTGGAGCGCTCGATCGGCAGATATGGTAGAACGCAGTCGCTCATCGAAACGGAGAAAGCGTACAAACAGGCAAAGAGGGAAGTCAACCGCGCAATTGATCGGCTCGCCGCCACTCCGAAGGAGATCGCATTTGCACGGCAGATCGCGGACGGCGTGTTTGACATGCGAGACATCCCGATGGGCTATGACCGGCGTGTTGTTCTGAGCCTGGTGGACTATATGAACGCCGAGGCAGCGCTGGGGAACGACCGCATTCTGGCGCAGAGAAAAGCCATCCGGCAGGAGACGGCCGACACGGTGGAGGCGCTGTTTAGCGACTCTGCCGACAACAAGGTATCCGGCATGTTTACGCTCAACCACAGAACGGCACAGCGGAATATGCTGCACATATTCGGGGACGAGACAGGCAAGAAACTCAACAGAGCGATCTTCGACCCGATCCAGCGGAACGAGGCGGAGCGCATCCGATTCATCAACAAACAGTTTGACGACGTGCGCACATTCGAGGATTCGACCGGAAAGAAGTCGGAGCTGACGCACGTGGAGAGCATCCTTGTTCAGCTCGTGATGGAGGGCAAGGCTACGGTGGCGCTGCTGGGTGACATGCCAGGCAGCCCTGCGATCAGCAAGGCAGGCATGAAAATCGCTGACGGGATGAAGCCAAACGCGGCAGCAAAGAGCGAGCACCTCAACAAAAATGAGAAACAGCTTGCGAAAATGTACGCCTCGTGGGTCAGCGCACTGCGCATGATGGCCGATGGCAAGATCGACACGGTGAAGATTGACAACGCCGCAAAGGTCTATACGCAGAAGTACAACGAATTCTATGCCGCGATCAACGATTTCCTTGTAGCGCATGGGTACGAGCCGATCGGTTTCATTCAGAACTATGCGCCGCACATGCAGGCGGAGGAAACCAGGACAGCGCTTGATTCGGCGCTGGAGATGCTTGGTATCAACGAGGACGTGGTCACGCTGCCGACCAGCATCGCAGGTCTGACCGCTGATTTCAAGCCGAACAAGCGATGGAACCCGTATTTCCTGCACCGAACAGGAGAAACATACAATTTCGACGTGGCGAAGGGCTTTGAAAGCTACGTTGCGTATATGTCGGAGCTGTTCTATCACACGGACGACATCATGACGGTGCGCGCGCTGAGCGACTATCTGCGCAGACGGTATTCTCCTGATGATATCAGTTTTGACATCGACAAGTATACATGGCTCCGCGAAAGGATGCCGGACGAACAGCTCCTCTACTTGCAGCAGCGCGGGAAACTGGAGCACGGCGCGATCGTTGATTCTGAGCAACTGGACAGCATGATCGACGATGAGCTTACGGCGCTGTATGAGAACGCAAAGAATAAAAGCAAGTACTCCAATCTGGTCGTGTGGCTGGACAACTACGCAAACGTTCTGGCGGGAAAACAGACCAAGGGGGACCGCTCCACAGAGGAGGATTTCGGGCGAAAGACGCTGACCATCGGGAACAAACTCACTCGAGGATTCGGTGCGGCAAAGGTCGCGGGAAATATCGCCACGATCTTCAACCAGACAGCACAGATCCCGACAATTCTCGCGGAGAAGGGCCTGCGGAACACGGCAGCCGCCATCAAGGACATGGCGACCGGGCAGCTCCGGAAAACAGACTTCGCGCGGGAAAGCGACTATCTGACGAGCAAGAAAGGCGTACACTTTCTTGTCACGGATGAGAAGAACATGTATGAGTGGGCACTGGACAAGGTCGGGCAGGCGCAGGAGTTCGCGGACGCAACGGTGGCGACGATCGCGGTGCGGGCGGCGTATCTGGAGGGCATCCGGAATGGAATGACGCACAAGCAGGCCATGAGCTATGCGGATCGGTACGGTGCACAGGTCATGGGAGACCGCTCGAAGGGCGCAAAGCCCGTCGCTTTCAACTCCAAAAATCCGGTCATGCAGCTGATCAACACCTTCCAGCTTGAGGTCGCGAACTCGTGGGAGCACGTCACGCAGGACACGGCTGGCTTTGACTTCCGGGAGATGGCGAGAAAGTTCGGCAAGGACAAGGCTGTCAAGGCGCTGGCGGGCATTATCGTGAAGTTCCTTCTCGCAACGTACATCTGGAACCGGATCTCGGATGAGACATACGGCGGAACGCCAGCGCCGTATGACGTGCTGGGCATCACATCGAATTTCATTGCGGGCGGATACGGCCTGAGCATCAACGACGCGATGAAGACCGTGATGGACAACGGCTGGGAAAAGGTCACGGGAGAACGGCTCTTCGGCACGGAAGACAAGGCGCGCAGCTTCAACGTTTGGAAAGCTATTGAGGCGGCGGGCGGTGACATCGCGAACGACATCCCGTATTTGCAGAATGCATCCGCATTGGTCGGCTGGGGTGACAACACGCTCCCGGCGGCGATCCCGACGAAGGCGCTGGACAACATGATCAACGCCGTCAAGGGCGGCAAGGGCGTGAAGGACATCACAAAGGCAGCGTTTGACGTCGGCACGGAGATCGCGCCCGGCGGCAGCCAGATCAAGAAAACGGCACGCGGCATCGACGCGATGGTGCGCGGCGGCGTGTATCAGGGCTACGGCGACCAGACAAAGCTTCGCTACCCTGTGGATAACAAAAATATCGGGAAGTGGATACAGGCAGTCGTATTCGGCCCTAACGGGCTGAGCGAGACGGGCCGCTATTACGCCGGAGAGGAGCGCGCCATCGGCGAAAAGCAGACGACCGCATATCAGGCGATGATCGCGGCGGGCGCGGACAAGGAGGAGAGCTACCGCCTCATCCGCAGGATCACGAAGCTGGGAGACGACGAGGACTCGAAGCTGGACAAGCTGAACATGCTGCTTTCTTCAAAGGTATCCACGGCCGGACAGGGCGCGTATTACTACATCATGATGGCCGGAGACAAGGAGCGTGAGCGCATCGACGCGCTGACCGGAGAGGACGGCGTGATCGGGATGGACGACTATCTCAGGGCCGCGCAGAAAAAGCTTCAGATCGACGCGGACGAGGAGATGCGGCCGACGGAGAAGGCGGACGCCTTCCGCCAGTGGGTCAACCAGCAGGGCTACAGTGCCGATCAGAAGCGCGGCGTTCTGGACGCATTCAAGTTCAGCCAGATCATTATGGTCGGCGGCGGACATTCGGAGCTGTACCAGGCGGCGCTGGAGGGCGTGTCAGAATATGATACGCTGCGTGCGGACGCCATCGCCGCAGAAAAGGCGGGCGGAAAATCGCAGTCTCAAGCGGAGAGCTCTGTGAACAGCAGCCTCCGAAGCCAGATGAAGCAGGACTATCTCGACGGTCTGGTGGATGACGAGACAGCCTCCCAGTTCCTGAAGGAATACACCGGATCTGACGATGACGATGTGTTCTGGACGATGGAAAGCTGGAAGGGCGGAGACGACTGGAAGAAGTACGGGAAGTTCTTGGAGGCCGCTGAGAAGGGCGTGCTGGCGGAGACGAAGAAGGTCGCGAAGTACTACATGCAGCACGGCGTTGACAAGCGTACGCTCTCGGATCAGCTCACGGAGTATTTCAAGGAGCGCTGGCTGGCGGCGAGCGGAGACGAGGCCGCACGGCTCAAGAGAGCGTACATCAGCGCATACAAGGCCATCGGAGGCGATGGGGACACGGCCCGCGACAACATGATCAAGTGGCGGCAGGAGGCAAACAAGAAACGGAGGGAAAACAAGTGAGCGCAAGCAATGTGATCCCGGCGGCGCGGGTCAGCCCGCGCATTGCGAACGGGTGTATTTGCTGGTACGAGGGAGATACGTTCTCCCTCCGCCTCCGGCTGGAGCTGGAGGATCAGGACGGCGCGGCCGTCACGGTCGGCGCGTCGGACAGCGTGAAGATCACGTTCTACGACCGGATGCGGACGCAGGTGCAGCAGTTCGTGTTTTCCGGCATTGTGGGAAACACAGTGACGCTCGACTTCACGGAGGACGTCAGCGCGAAGTTCCCGCGAGGGCTGTACCGATACGACATTTTGTATACGCACGGAGACAAAACGACGCTTGCAAGCGGGAACATCGTACACGTTGAGTAAGGAGGCGAGGGTATGAAAATCGAGATCCCGGAAAGCGTGATGGTGACGATCCACGGGCTGATCTCGCGCGGCATACAGGCCGTGGAGGTATCGGACGCGGGGCATCTGATCTTCACGCTGACGGACGGCGAGAAGATCGATCTCGGAGACATCCGAGGCCCGGCAGGGCCAAGGGGAGAAGCCGGACCGCAGGGCTTAAAGGGTGACGCCGGCCCACAAGGGCCGCAGGGCGTTCAGGGCCCCAAGGGAGCCCCCGGCCAAAAAGGAGACACGGGCGCCAAGGGCGAAACCGGTGCGCGCGGCCCGCAGGGCTTGAAGGGCGACACAGGCCCAAAGGGAGACACGGGCTCCGGCTTTGTCGTGAAGGGATATTACGAGACGGCTCCCGCACTCCAGACCGCTGTAAAGAATCCTGCCGTCGGCGATGCCTACGGCGTCGGCGCGTCTGAGCCGTATGATATCTACATCTACGACGGCGTGACGCACACATGGATAAACAACGGCCCGTTGCAGGGCGCAAAGGGCGACACAGGCCCACGCGGGCCACAAGGTCCGCAAGGGGCACAAGGGCCACAAGGAATTCAGGGTTTGAAGGGCGATACCGGCGCGAAGGGAGAGACCGGCACGACGTTTACACCGGCTGTGAGCGGGGACGGCGTTATGAGCTGGACGAACGACGGCGGCAAGGCAAACCCCGCAAGTGTGAACATCAAAGGGCCGAAGGGCGATACCGGCGCGAAGGGCGCAACCGGAGACAAGGGTGACAAGGGTGATACGGGCCCCAAGGGTGTTGACGGCAAAACGCCTGTGAAGGGCACGGATTACTGGACGGCGGCAGACCGGACGAGCATGGTAAACGACGTGCTTGCGGCGCTGCCGAAATGGAACGGAGGGAGTTACTGATGGCGTATGACAAGGTCGTGGATTCGGCGGTGCTGGACGGGCAGCTGGGAAACATCGCAAAAGCCATCCGAACCAAGGGCAAGACCACCGCGAATCTGACGTTTCCAAGTGAATTTATCTCCGCCATACAGAACATTCAGACCGGAACAGAGCTGAAGATCATTGCGTATGTGGCAAACGGCGCGGTTGTTACGGCGACGAAGGGGAGCAAGGTCCTGAGCGGAACGTCGATCAATGGGACTTGTACGCTGGTCGTACCGGAGGCCGGAACATGGAGTGTCAAGGCCACGCGAAACGGGACGACGTCCGATACAAAGGACGTGACTGTCTATGAAAGCTACGCAGTGACACTCACTTTTGCTTCGCCTACGCTGAATAGCAATGATTGGAGCGTTATCAAGTCCGTTTCCGACGCGGGACAGGGCGCGAACTATTGGAGCATCGGAGACCGAAAGGCGGTCACGCTGAACGGCACAGTCGGGAATCTTTCGCCCCAGAATTTCACGACATATGCCTTCATCATCGGATTCAACCACAATGCAGCACTTGAGGGGGCAAGCCGGATTCATTTCCAGATCGGGAAAACCGCGCTCTCCGGTGGCACAGACGTTGCGCTATGCGACAGAAAATATAATTCGCAAGTATCCGAGACGGACTATTTTTCCATGAACAGCAGCGCAACAAACTCCGGCGGATGGAACTCGTCGCAGATGCGCACAAAAATTTGCGGTACAAGCCTGTCAAACTATTCCGGCACGATCATTGCGATCATCCCGGCGGCGCTCCGCGCGGTGCTAAAATCCGTGACGAAGTACACAAACAACACAGGCAACAGCAGCGCCGCAAGCGCGGTGACGGCGACCACAGATTACTTTTTCCTGTTATCGGAATACGAAGTATTCGGGTCTGCCACTTACGCAAACAGCAACGAAGCCAGCAAACAGGCGCAGTATTCGTATTACAGCGCCGGAAACAGCAAGGTCAAATACAATAACAGCGCGACAAGTACAGCCGTATATTGGTGGCTCCGTTCCCCGTATGCCAACAGTTCCGCGAGTTTCGTGAATGTGAGTACTGCCGGCGCGGTCAGCTTCGACAAAGCGTACTACTCGCGTGGCTTTGCCCCCGGCTTTTGTGTATAAGGGGGCAGTATGGACTACATCACATACAAACGTTTCAAGGGAAAAAGCCTTTCGGGAGATGTCAACATCCCCTTCGGAACCATTTTGCAGGAACGGGACGGTTTCCTCTATCTCGGCGATCGGCCGATCTGCTGCGTGACAAGCGAAAACGGATGGCAGCACTTCCGGCCTGACACCGACGAGGGGCAACGGCGGCAAGAAATTCTGAACAAGCTCTATCTCTGGTACGAAAAGCACGGCTGCGGCGATGACTTTATCGATGCGAAGTGGCCGGAACAGGAGAACGGCTACTGGAAAAACCGCCTGCGGACAGCCAGCACGGAACGGCTGAAACAAACCTATTTTGAAAAATTCGGGGTGATGCCATGTACACAGTGACGAAAGAGGGCGCTTTTGCGGGCTACGCGGACAGCGTCGTACATATCCGCCTGCACGAGAACGGGTGCTACGTGCCGTGCTCAAAGGACGAGGCGGAGGGCTTTTGCGCGAAGATGGCCGTGACAATGAAGGATGAGGACGGGATCGAGTATCAGGGGCTGGTTGACACGGTTTTCCGGCTGACCGGACACGCACTGAAAGGCACGGAGCCGGAGGGCAGCTATGAGGAAAAGGGCGCGGCGGTGGCGCTGACGGACGCGGAACGCGCGACAAGAATCTTGCTTTTGGAGGAATCGTGATGGAAAACTGCATCGAACGCGCACGCGAGCACGTCAACCGGACGCGAAACGCGCTGCAAACCGTTTTTAATGAGCTGAACCAAGGTCAGCAGAAGAAGATTCTGCGCAACGATAAGGTGCGCCAGATTTTTGAACTGTACGGCGTTGATACAAGCTCTGCAAAAGAAAAGTAAGATGAAAGGAGATCAAAGATGGAAGACGGGATTCAGGCGCAGATCGCCTCTGTGGAGGCGCGATGCAAGA